CGCTGCATTTGAGGCTTACAAGACCGACATCACCACCAAGGAGGCAGCTGCGGCCAAGGAAAAGGCTGTGCGGGCCTACTACGAGAGCAAGGGCATTACCGGCGACAAGCTGACCATTGCAATGATGGGAAGCGCCGACGCTGTGAACGCCGTGGAGCTGGACGGGGACAAAATCAAGGACACCGGCGCGATTGACGGGCTCATCTCTGGCGCGTTTGCATCCCTAGTGACCACCATCGACCCCAGCAAGCCCAATGTCAGCACGGGCGGAAGCCTGGGCGGCAGTGGCAACGGCGGTAGCACTGGCCCCACTTCTCTGCGTGATGCCCTGCGGGAAAAATACGACATCAAGTAAAGAAAGGATGAACCATTATGGCTATTACCCTGGCAGAAGCGAAGGTCGGCATGGCTGACCATGTTGACCAGCAGATTATCGATATGTTCCAGCGGTCCTCCCTGCTGCTGGACAACCTGACCTTTGACAACTCTATTTCCCCCGGCACCGGCGGCAGCACCCTGACCTACGGTTACGTCCAGCTCCAGACCCCTTCTACCGCTGGCGTCCGTGAGATCAACAGCGAGTACACCCCCAACGAGGCCAAGCGCGTGGAGAAGACCACCAAGGCCATTATTATGGGCGGTTCTTTCCAGCTGGACCGCGTTATCCAGGCAACTTCCGGCGCTGTGGATGAGCTGGCATTCCAGACCCAGCAGAAGGTTCTGGCGACTGCCAACGAGTTCCATTACTACGTCATCAATGGCACGGCTGCGGCTTCTGGCGCTGGCTATGCTACCAAGACCTTTGACGGCCTGCGGAAGCTGCTGAGCGGCACCACCAACGAGTTCACCACCACCATTGACCTGTCCACTGCTGCTGCTGTCGATAGCAACTATGCGGCGTTCCTGGACGAGTTGGACGCGCTGGTCCATGCCGTGGACGGCACCCCCTCCATGCTCATGATGAACGGCGACATGCTTCTGAAGGTCAGAAGTGCAGCCCGGCGCGCCGGTTACTACGAGCGCAACAAGGACGATTTCGGCCGCGTGGTTGAGACCTATTCCGGCATTCCTCTGGTAGACCTGGGCAAGTATTACAACGGTTCCGCCTCTGTGGATGCTGTTTCTACCTCCACTGCTGGCAAGACTGCTATTTACGCTGTTTCCCTGGGTCTGGATGGCTTCCACGGCATTTCCCCCACCGGCACCAGCCTGATTCAGTCCTATATGCCCGACCTGACTGCCCCCGGCGCCGTGAAGACCGGCGAAGTCGAGCTTGTGGCTGGCGTGGCCCTGAAGAACACCCTGAAGGCTGCCGTCCTGGACGGCATCGGCATCAAGGCCGCTTCCTGATAGGAGGTGTAAGCAATGGTCTATGCGGACTATAGCTTTTACCACGATGACTACTACGGCCAGGCCATTGCTGAGACGGATTTTCCGCGGCTTGCTTTGCGGGCGAGTCAATACCTTGACTACTTCACGCAGGGCAAGGCCGCGAAGAATCCCGAAATTGAGGGCTTGAAGATGGCCTGTTGTGCGCTGGCGGAACAGTACCAGATCATTGACGCGGCGAGACGGACGGCGACCACGGCGGCGCTGTCTGGGGCTGAGAACGCCACGGAGACGCTGAAAAGCGAGAGCGTGGGCAGTTGGTCTCAGAGCTACCAGAGCGGTTCGCAGACCGCTGACGAGGCGCTGTCGCTGCTGAAAAACAGCACGTCCACGTTAGCAACTGTGGCGCGGCAATATCTGTGTACCACTGGCCTGCTGTATCGCGGGAGGTGTCCGAGATGACCTTCCCGCACACGGTCACGGTGTACAACGTGGCAACGGAGACCGACCGGCTGACCTTCCAGGACAAGCTGACCAACCATATCACGGTATTGGAGGGCGTCTTTCTGGACGCTACCAAGGCTGTCAATGTGCGGACCAGCGGCCTGGAAGGAGCCGACGCGGTAAATCTGTACATCCCCCGCAATGTCAAGGCCATTGACCCAGAGACGGGCGCAAGCAAGTCGTATGTTGGCCCCTGGGCTTTTGAGCACAGCGAGGACAAGGGCAACACCTGGACGCTCAGCATTAACGGCAACGGCGGGCAGACCTTTTTCTGCAAAGGAAAAGTTGTCGAGCCTGATAAGACGTTTGAGCAGATCAGCGCCCTTTACGACGATGTTTACAACGTCACCAAGGTCGATGACAAGGACTTCGGACGGCTGGCCCATTGGATGGTGGGAGGTGCTTAATGCTTCGCATCAAGATTGACACTTCCGGCCTGGATGGGCTGACACAGCGACTGGCACAGGCGGCAAGCAAGGCGGAGACTGCTGTAGCAATACAGGCCAAGAAGGACACAGAACCTTATGTGCCCATGCTGACCGGCTCGTTGGCGGGCAGGACGCAGGTAGTTGGCAATCAGATCATCTACCCCGGCCCTTATGCGAGATACCTCTACTACGGCAAAGTCATGGTCAACGCTGCTACGGGAGCGGGTCCCATGCACTTCACCGACGGCTACGGCAACGAGGTTATCCGCTGGCCCGCCGGGGCCACGCTTGTGGCAACAAACCGGGACCTGGTTTTCACGCAGGAGGCGCACAGTAAGGCGCAATCCCATTGGTTCGAGGCATCCAAGGCCGAGAATCTGCAAAAATGGCTCGATGTGGCCCAGAAGGCGGTGACAGAGGATGTCTGACAACAACACGGTTTCTTTGGTCAGCAAGGCCGAGGAAGATAAAATTTCCCGGCTCATGATGGCCTGGATTAACACCGCGCAAAATTTGCCTGTTGTACTCATCAACTACGAGCAGCTAAAGGCGGACACCACCTGCATGGCCCTGAGCACCATCCAAGGCACGGCCATTACAAAGCGGTACATCTGCGGCGGGCACGTTGCTGAGTATCAATACAAGCTGATTTATCGCATCAAGCCCGGCACCAGCAACGACAAACGGCTGGCGGCTGACGAGACGCTGGACCAGCTGGCCGATTGGAGCATTGCAAACCCGCCTGATTTGGGCGACGGCATCCGTGTTATCAAGGTGGAAGCCACGACCCGTAGCGCTATGTTCGCCATTTATGACAACGGCGACGAGGACCATCAAATCTTAATGAAACTTACTTATGAGGTGATATAAATGGCAGATACGACTTTTAACACTACCGCCGGTCAGACTATTGACCGCGAACTGCTCATTGCCTATCTGAACACCGGCACCCAGAGCGCCCCTGTGTGGAGCGCTATCGGCAAGCGCGTTGAGGATTCCAGTGAGGAGCTGGACTGGGGCCAGGAAAGCAAGCAGGACATCATGGGCAACACCTTCACTACCATGAAGAAGCCCACCATTACCCAGACCTTTGACCCCATCCCCCTGGACGCTGCCGACGCTGCGGCGGTCACGCTGTGGAATCTGGCAGTCAAGGAGCACGACGCCCAGGCGCTGGCGAACATGGACATGATGATCGGCCACTTCTACGCCGAGGGCAATTTTGCCGAGCGTTACGAGGGCTGCGCTATTGCCGTTACTTCCATCGGCGGCGAGGGCGGCGGCACCCTGGACATCGCAACCGAAATCACCTACGGCGGCGACCGGACCCTGGGCACTGTGTCCAAGTCCAGCGACGGCAAGGTGACCTTTACCGCTGACGCGGCTTAAGGAGGAATAACACATGGCGGAAATCAGATTTGACACAGGCCTGGTGTCGTATGACATCAATGGGGCCGTGACCGTGGCCTTTAACCCCACTGACTTCAATTTTATCGAGCGCGTCTATGACGTGTTTGACAGCCTGGACAAAAAACAGGATGAATACGATAAGGAAGTCGGCAGATCCAAGGACGCCCGCAAGACCTTTGACGTCGCCCGTGCGAAGGACAAGGAAATGCGGGAGACCATGGACGGCCTGTTCGGAGTGCCCGTCTCCGATGCGCTGTTCGGCGACATGAACGTCTACGCCCGCGCCGGTGGTCTGCCGGTGTGGTGCAACTTCCTGTTCGCACTGTTCGACCTCATCGTTGACAGCAGCGACGCAGAGAGCAAGAAGACCGACCCGCGTCTGAACAAGTATCTGGCGAAGTACAAAAAGAAATGAACTACGGACTGCCGAAAACTGTGAAAGTTGGCGGCGAGGAACTGGAAATCCGCTCTGACTACCGTGCAATTCTGGACATTCTGGTGGCACTGGCCGACCCGGACCTGGACAACCAGGACCGGGCGGAGGTGCTGCTGACCATATTCTACACGGAGCCGGAGCAGATTCCCCTGGACAGTGTCAATGAGGCGGTGGAGCGCTGTCTGTGGTTCATCAACTGTGGGCAGGACGAGGAAAAAAACAAGCGTTCCCCGCGCCTTATGGACTGGGAACAGGATTTCTTCTACATTGCCGGGCCGGTGAGCCGGGTGGTGGGCCAGGATGTGCGCGGGCTGGAATACCTGCATTGGTGGTCCTTCATGTCGGCTTATCAAGAGATCGGCGACTGCACCTTTGCCCACATCGTCCGCATTCGCAGCCTAAAGGCCAAGGGCAAACGGCTGGACAAGGCAGACCAGGAGTTTTACCGGGAAAATCGCAACATGATAAAGCTCAAAGCAAAATACACCGAGGCAGACAACGACATTATCAGCCAATGGGTGTGAAAAGCCGCCCGCTGGAATTGCGGACGGCTTCTTTTTATTCGTAATATTCCATCTTCATGGCCGGAATCGTGATTTGAGAACCTAGCACCGACGTATAGCTTTCAACGCCTTTACATTCGCCATAAGCGGTAATGTAATCGCCCTCCAAGATGCGACTTTCACCATCTTCACGGCTGTATGTCACATACCACATGTTTCCGTTCTCATTCAGACGCAAGGTAACGCTGCTGAACAAGCCTTCTGACACTTGCTCAACCTTTCCGCTTACAACAACATACGTTCCGTTGTAGGTGTCGGGGTTTCGCTCCACGTCAGAGTAGGACACGTCAACACATTTCGCTTTGTAATCAGAGATGGCGGCGGCAGCGGCTTCGGCTTCCTGCTGTTCTGTGTACTGCTGGAATCCCTGACCGACTGCAATCTGCGTTTCTCTGTCAGCTTCCAGGTCAGCTTCGATTTCACCAAGGCCAATAATGGAGCATTCGACCATGTTGACGGTAGAGCTGTTTATGCTGTTTTCCTCAACGGTTCCAGCGATTGTGAGTTTGGCACCTTCAACAACCAAATTTGCGTTTTCCTTGTCCTTCATTTCGCAAACTATGTCAAAGAAAACGCTATCTTCACCGGCGCCGGTGTTTGCTTTGATGGACCCGCCAGAAACGGAATCGGCAGTAATCACGGTAATGACCTTTTGGCCGACCATGTATTGGCCATACTTATACAGGATATCGTCACTGAGTTTCCAGTAATCATCCTCATTGATCGTGGTATCAATCTGGATTTCCTGCACTTCCTCTGTTTCTTCTGGTTCTTTCTCTTTGCTGGAAGATTTCTTTTCTTCCTTCTGTGTAGTGGAGGTGGAAGTGGTGCTGGAGCTGCTGGAATCATCATCGCTATCGCTCAAACTACCAATGCAGCCGCCAACTACACCGCAAAGGAAAAGAATAAGGATAAACAG